TGGTTATGGAGTAATTATCGGAGCCGGTGACATCGATGCTGAACGCGGCATTGCTGAATTGGCTGCCCACGCCCGAGCCGTCGAACCAAGCGGGGAGAACGCCGGTCAAGCGGCTGCCATCGCCAGCGACCGCCGCAAAAGTCACAGAGTCCGTGGTGTTCAAGCTCTGATCGAAGGGGTTGACGGCCGGAATCTGTCCCCATGAGCCGTCACCGAAAAGCACCTGCGTGGCATCGTTCGGGATGGCGAACGCGCCAAGAGGGATGGTGTTTTGGGGCGCGTCGAACCAAGTGTTTCCGCTCGAAAGCTGGGCAGCGGTGTTAGCGTAGTTGCACCCTGTTATCACCCAGCCGTAGTAGTCAAACACATTATTACCATTCACGGTAAGCCCTTGCGGAAAATCGGGAAAACCGGTGAACGGATTATCATCGCGCATCCCCGACAAGTCCACCCACGGAGTCATACCGTCCGGCCCGTAAAGAACGCGGACAGAAGCGTCCAAGACTAGACTATTATTTGCGTCATAAATCAGTTGGCCGGGGACGACGCCGTTCCCACTCGTCGTCGCGTAATCCGCCGTGCCGCTCAAAGCTGAACTCCCGCTTGAACCCGCCGAATACGCATAGCTTGGTATGCCTATCGGAGCATATCTGGAGTCACCATAAATCTGCGTAATGATAACATTCGTTCCACTTTTGAGCGTGCCATCGTCCCAACTCAAAACCGAGTTGCCGGACTCATCGCAAATCCCCCCTGCGATGGACAGTCCTCCATTGCCCCAAAACGTAAGGCGATTGGTGCCTGACACAACCTGCGACACGGGGGTATTCGGTCCCGTCTCACTCCCCGCTTTCACGTAAGAGGTGGCGGTTGTCGCGTAGGTCTGCGATCCCGATACCAGTGCCGTCCAGGTAATCGTATCAACACCGCCCTGATTCCCCGGCACGGAATCATACGACCCTAAAATCACCCACCCCCCCGAAGGGACTTGGAAAGTGACGCTCTCCCGATGGTGCCAGTCCGCAAAATATCCCCCAGCAGAGGCATGATCCAACCCACAAATGTAGGGACCGAGCGGCACGGTAATCGCACTACCGTCCGCGTTGTATGCCCATACATAAGTGTCATCATCCTGTCCATTCGCGATAACGCAATTCGCAGCCACGGAAAACGGATTGGCGAACGTCCCACTGGTTGCGATCAACGAAGGCCAAGTTACCGAAGTTGACGACACAACAGGGACGTTCCAGCAGGCGATTTGAGGCGCGAACGTCGGAAAGCCTGGACGTTGCACGCTCAATGCCGGGCTACCGAATAAGGTATCCTGCACAAAGTTCCCCGCGCTCGCTCCTGTGCTGGAAGAGAAGATTTTTTTACCAAGGATAGTCTGCGTTTGGGTTCCCGTCATGACGGTTGTTCCGCCTCCCTGCGCATAAGAAAACAAAGAAAAGAAATTGAGAATCGCCGATAAAATTAGCGAAATGATAAATGTGCGTTTCATGTTAAAGGGGCGTGGGTGTTACGGTGAAATCATCATTGATAACGAGCTTTACCTTTGTGCCGTTTGGGGTTGTGTAGATTTGTGAATCTGCCAGACTCCCGGCTGGAACAATCACGGTCGCTGGCGTGGTAGCCGAGAAGACAAGCGTTGCGATGATCGTAACGGCGACCGTAAAGCCGTCCACAATCGCGGGCTTGTAAATGGTCGGGAGCGGCCCGAATGCAATCATCGTTCCCGAATCGTCATAAAGGCCAACTTCATTCAAGGTGTATGGCCCCAATTCGGCGGGGACGGTTGCGGAGAATGCAATTTGGTTGCCCGTGGTAACGCCCGTTACTGAAAGCCGCAATAGCTCATTTCCCAACCCCACAGAGGCGGGTGTTAGCACGCTTGCGGGCGAGCTTCCCACAGCCATTGAAACGGCAGTCAGCGGCAACCCACGCAAAAGCGCGTTGGCAATACGGGTTTGCCCGGCGGTTGTGAGTGTCAGGGCGTTCATATTACGCGGTGCGCTTCCAAATATTTACAACTTGGTAGGGCTGCAAGTTGTTGTGCCCGTTGCCCGAACCAATCGAACCTGTGATTGTGGCGGTAGTTGAACCCGTATGAGAATGTCCGCCAGCGTTTCCGGTAGCCGCGCCAACGAAACCGATACCGTTGCCGCCGGACCCCGTTTGCGTGAATTGGCTAGGCGCGTGAGTCTGCGTCTGATTTACAGAGTGCGCATGATCCCCCACGGCGGAAATCGTGACATTGAGAGAGGCAATGCTGTGATAATGCGCGGGGAGTTGATCGGTAGTCAGCGAAACCGCCTTTGCGCCGCCGGTCAAGTCAACCGCATTGAAAGAGGCGTCCGTTGGGTCAAGTCCAACGAGAACGCGGCCCGCCGCGTAACGCTCCCACGTTCCGAACCCGAGCAAATCCGCCGGGTTGCCCGTGCGCCGCGTAATGTAGATTTCCCCCACGGGATAAAGGGCTTGGAAAATCGCAAGTTGCATTTGCGCTTGCGTCGAAATCCCGAGGTTTTGCCGGGCCGCGTCTTTATCTGGCACGTCTGAAAAATTGCGAAACGTCCGCAAGAATTGATCGGCCCCGGCGGGTTCGTTCTGAACGGCAATCAACTTTTGTCCAGCGGTTGGAGCCGTCGCGAGTGTCAGCGTCGTTTCGCCTGTGATTGCATATTGATCCTTACGGAGCCGCGAGCCGTCAACATAGACCGCGAGGCTATCGGTTGTCACCGTGCCGAGAATCACGGCCACTTGACCAGCGGCCAAGGTTTGATCTTCCTCAACAACGTCAACGGTGATATTCAGACCCGCCGCAGGGTTCACCCAATTAACGTCGCCGTCTGTGTTGGATTTTTTGGCTAAAACCTCGCCCGTTGTGCCGCCTGGAAACAGGGCCGCTGCGCCGAAATTGTCAGTAACCCATTGCCGAGAGGCAACAACAAGGTTGCCGTCAATGAGCAAGGTAACAACCGCGTCGGACGTGATTTGAAGGATTGCGCGGATAATCATATCCCGCGCCGCGCCCTGGGTTGGCAGGGGCTTGTAGCTGTCAGGGTATTGACCGACCGCAATCATTGACCCGGCGTTGTCGAAAACGCCGAATTCGCGAACAGTCCATCCGCCAATGTCCGGCGGAATCAGAAGCTCTGCGATGATGTAGTTTTGATTTACCGGGTCTCGGTTCAACGAATTGATTCCCGCGCGGTAAACCTCGCGAACAAGGCCCGCTTGGTTTGGATCGGGCGTGACGGGATTTCCGCCGCCGTCGCCAATGGCGATTTGCGATATGTTGACGGTGGAACCGTTGGCAACGGCAGCGGCGATTTTCGCAAGCCCTAGCGTGGTAGGGATGCACTCGAATGTTGAAGAACTATCCATAAATCATTTCTACGTTGACCACGCCGGACACGTAGGAAGTCCCGGCAAGCGTTGGGTTTGTTGGGATTGGCGGGCGAACCGTCACAGTCTCGATTGCTTGATGCGCCGCGCTCACAAAGAACGCGGCGATGCTCTCCAAGGTTTTGGGAAGCGGGGGAAGAATTGCGGTAGTTTCACCGGACAGCATGACACCGGAAACGCGGGCGTTCGCGCGGCCAATAAGGAGCGCCCGGACGCCAAGCAAGAAAGAGCGGACGTTCTTATTTTCAAGGGCCACGTTCGCGGCGTTCGTGTAGTCGGCTTCATTCGCGCCGCGCTGCGAAATGTCCAATACGACGCGAAACGTGTAAGCGGTTCCCGTTGCCTCGTCTATTTCGGCGTCGTAGCCCACGGCTTGTAGCGCCTTGCGGACAGCGGTTGCGGTTCCCTTGTGCCGGTGAATCTCGATTGACGCGGCAATCGCGTTGCGCTGTTGTTGTTCCGTCCGGGCGTTCGCCCAATCGTCGACGTGCAAAGCCCACGCGAGCCAAGGGAGGATTCCCGCCGGGCAAGCCTGGGGATTCCACACTTCGCGAATCACTACGGGCACGGCTGAAACACGCTCGGTTTCGGCGGCAAGGGCGCACTCTCCGGGCGTCCAGTTCGAAGGAATAATCTCGCTCACTGTGCGACCCCTCCATTCGTCAAGGTTATGGCCGTGCAATGGGCTGCCTGCGCATCCGTAACGGCGATATTTGCCACGGGCGAAACGAGGGAAACAAAGTCAACGCCGGGTTGCTGTAACGCGGCGTAAATTCCTGAAATGCTAATCGTGCGCCCGAGCTTGAACGAAGACGCAACGTAGGCTTGCGCGGCGCTCTGGCAAGCCGCGATAACGGTTGCCGGGTCCGGGCCGTCAAAAGTGGTAATCGTTGCGGAGATAGCGTAATCAACCAGCGTTGCCGCCTGCACCGTGAGTTGATCCGTGAGCGGGCGAACGTCCACTAGCGCCGCGTTTACCGCGTCAAGAGTGGCCTGAACGGGAACGCCGTTGCCAGCGCGAGAAAGGATCGTGACGACAACCGCTCCGGGCGTTGGGGACACAACCGAAACGTCTAAAACATCGCCAACGGTTTTCGCCCAAAAGACGTAAGCCCCAACCGGCCCGGCAACGGAAAGGGCTTCCGGGGCAAGCTGGATTCGCGCGCGGAAATCCGAATCGGATTCCATTACGGCGGGCGTAGGCGGGAACGTGGTATTGTCGGCTGGCGTGACGGTTGCGCGCGGAAGGTTCCAGAATGCCGCGATATTATCAAGATCGGAGCCAACCGCATAAGCGAGCATGACACCCCGGCAGGCATCGTTGACGCGCTGGCGGATAATCAACTCCCGATACGCGCAAACCTCCATTATTTTATACGCCGGGTCTGATTCTACCAAGGCCGTAAAAGCGGGGTCTCGCGTTTGCAGGTCCGAAATCATCGCCGCAAGAATCGTGTCGAACGAAAGGGTTTCGACGATTGCCGGGGCCGCAAGCTGCGAAAGGTCTATTTTCGGGGAAGCCATTTTATGAAATCGTGATCCCGTCAACGGTTACTTGAGTGCCGTCCGGCTTGTATATTCCAGTCAGCGAAAGAACGATTTTTCCCGGCGTTACCGATTGGCAAACGACACGCTGCAAATCAAGGCGGGGTTCCCAAAGAATCAATGCGATTGCCGCCCAATAAATTATTTGCGCGATAACTTCCGGGCACATTGGAGCGTCAACCAAGGCGGGCAAATTCGAGCCATAATTGCGGAGCATGACACGCGAAAAAAGGCGCGTAGTCAGGATGTCGCGAACACTTTGTAAGAAGTGCGCGTAACCTGAAAGGGCCTTCCCCGTGTTTGAATTCGTGCCAAGCATTTACCGGAGGTTAGAAGTTACGCGGGCGCGCCTCTACTGCGCCCGTTTCAACCTTCCGCCGGACCCGTGGAAGCGCCGCCAGACTGAACGCCGGGGTGAATATGGTTCGTGAGACTGATAGCACCGGCCTTGACATCGCCGCCCGAAACCGTTGCCCCGCTTGCGTCAAACGTGATCGTGCAAGCGCCAAGTGTCATTGTGATTGAGCCATCTTTCACGGCAAGGGTTGTGCCGCCCGCCGTGAGCGTTACCGAGTCCGCCTTGACTTCCGCACTATTTCCGCCGATAGAAGCCTTGATGCTGTCCTTTGTTTGCGTCACGTTCGCCGCGCCGGTGGTAACGGTTGATTTTCCACCGTCTGGCAGCGTCACAGTCAAAACGCTTGCGGCCCGGTCGTATTCGATAACTGCACCGTCTTTGAACACAATCCGGGGCTTGTCCGGGGAGTCTCCGGGGGCCGTGGCCGAATCCTGATAGACGCCCGGAATCACAAAGCCTTGCGTGTGGTCTCCGCAAACGGAAAGCACTATCACTTGTTCGCCCACTTCCGGCGGAAACCAAGAACGATCCCCGCCCGCGCGCCCGCCCGCCCACGGGAGCCAAGCCGTTGTGCAACCGCCGATTTGAACCCTAACGCGGGGAGGCTTGCCGTATTGCGCGGCAACGATCTTGCCCGGCTTTATCATGTTGGCAAGCAGCCGTTCGAGTTCTCCTAAACGCTGAATCATAGCAAGGGTCCGGTTGTAGGCGCTTGGGGAACCTCTTCGTAATCGTCGACGTGATCCGGGCCAATGTTCGGAGCCATCCCAACGAAGATTTGCGCATCCGGCCCGGCTGGCGTGCCTGGAACGGTCGTAAAGCCTTCGTCTTCATCCCAAACGCTTGCGCCCAAAACTGCGGCGTGTTGCCAGTCAACGCGGAAACAGTAATACTCTTCTGGCACTTTGGTTTTCTTGCGGAAGTAATCGGGCACGGCGTTGATTTCTTCCGCGAGTTGAACCGGGCACCCCCATGTTTCCGTTTTCACCAGGGCGGCCACTGCCCCCGCGAGCGATACCGCGCGGCGCTGTCCCTTTTGACCGGCGGAAGCCTTATAGGACACAACGCAGTAAGCCGAGAGCGTGATATTTACGGCAAACTGTTCGGTTCCGATGTCTCCGTTTCCGTTCGATTCAATGCCGCTGATTTCAATTCCCACGGCTGGCACCGTGAGAGCTTCTTGAACGCGGAAATAATCATCAACGGTTTTGAGGGTTGGGAGCGCGGCCTTGATCCTCGCTTTGATTCCGTCAAGAAGCGCGTCAAGGTCAACCTCTGGCAGGGGCGTCATTTGCTCATCCATTTTAATTGGTTCCTCAGTTCTTTGAAAAATTGCGCCTGGGTCTCAGCAGCGATTTGCCGCACGCCAATTGCCGCTTTCTCGGCAATGGTCACTTCTTGTTTGTCGATTGGAAGGTGGCCCGCGCCGCGCCGCTTGAAGACGTTGCCGCCGAGGCTGTCGACGATGAACGCACCCGCGAATTCGAAGCCATCCGCCGTTACCCCGGATTCGTCTTGCCGAGGATCAAGGCGGCCAGCAGAGACCGGATTTAACCCGAACCACACGCGCCCACTCGCTTCCTTTATGTCCATCCGAACGCGACCTTTTATGATCCTCGCCCGGATTCCCGTAAGTTCTGGCATTTCGCCTAGAATCTTATCGTTCGCCCATTTCGTTGCTTTCGCTATTGCTCGCCGGGCCGCAATCTGGACGCGGGCCGGTGTTGCGTCGAACTTGGCGGCAAGCTCCGCAAAGTCTAGCGCCGTGGCCTTGAATTGGGGAATTGCGAGGGACATACGGCTATTCGTCCTGCGGCGCTTCGTGGGCAAGCTCGATAACCGCAAGGCCGGTCCCGAAATCGGGTTGAACCTCCAAAACGGAGAACGCTTTACCGTCAATCGTGACGGGAGTTTCGCGGACGATCCCGCCGGGCGTGTCAAATGGGATAGAAGCGCCTTCCTTGGTCAGTATTCCCGTTTGCGCGAAGTCAAGAGTAACGGTCAACCGTGGAATTGACCCTTCAAGGCGATTCTCTCCCAACTGCGCATCATAAAAGGCATCATCAAAAACCCCGCGAATGGTTGCAGGGGCTGCGTAGTCTAACGTAAAGACGGCTTCCACGGCAAACTTTCCGCCCGTGAATATTTTTCGATTTGAGCCTAGCATTGTGAATCCCCTCCCATTCCAGAATGTTCGATTTCAACGGGCGTGTAATACTTCGCGCCCCCGATGATCCGATAAGACCCGCGCACTTCAAAATCTTCCGCGAGCTTAGAGAATGGCACGCCGGGAGCGAACAGGGCCGCCGCGCCGGGCGTCAAATCGAGCGCGTGAGGCTCGCCCGGCTTCGAAGCCTGTTTACCCGGCCCGATGTCAATTACGCCAGCGCCAAGCGTAAGCGTTTTCCCTCCAACAGTGACGGCAACGGGCGTGTGCCAGGGAATGCGGGGAATCGGCGAGCCCATCGTATGCGGAGAGCGTTCGCCAATGTCCATCGGCAGCGACACGGCGGCGATGTTCGGCGCTCGCTTCGTGTTGATTCCGCTGGACGTGCTTCCATCGTCCTGCGGGTCAAATCCGCCTCCAAAACAGGTGATAACAATGTCGTCAACAACGATGTCGTCTCCGTCGATGTAAGCGTAAAACGGCCAAGTGTGGTCTCCGTAAAGTTCGGTATTCATACCCAAGAAATTTCTAAGCCAATTAAACATTTGATTCCCTTTCTAACGAAAAACGCCGCCGCCCCATTCGAGACGGCGGCGCAAGCA